TTTAAATTTATTAGATCAGATATAAATGATTTAGAAATGATCTACGATTGTGACTATATTATTAATACAGCAGCAGAAACTCACGTAGATAATTCAATCGAACGCAGCGATCATTTTGTGCATTCAAATATCGATGGTGTTCACCATATTTTAAAACTAATTAATCAAAAACAAAAACATAGAATTCCTATCCTATTACATTTCAGCACAGACGAAGTGTACGGCGATATTCTCGAAGGATCTCACACAGAAGAAGACGTATTGAAACCAAGTAATCCGTATTCAGCAACCAAGGCAGCAGCAGATATGTTAGTCTTGGCATGGAGCAGAACTTACGGATTACCGTATGTAATTTTAAGGCCTACAAATAATTATGGCATCGGTCAATATGTTGAAAAATTAATTCCTAAAAGTGTGAAATATTTGTCAGTTGGTCGAAGAATTGATCTACATAATAAAGGAACTCCAGTACGCACATGGTTGCATGCCGAAGATACTGCCAAAGCTGTAATCACTGTTATTGAAGCAGGAGTCACAAACGAAATTTTTAATATATCTGGAAACTACGAAGAAAAAAATATTGAAGTAGTCAAAAAGATTATTAAGTTAGTGAATGGAGATACAGAAATTGAAAAATATCTAACTGATATGATTCGACCTGGACAAGATCTAAGATACAGCATCGATGACACTAAATTAAAAAAACTAGGTTGGTCAGCAAACGCAGATTTCAACAAAGAGTTAGAAAAAGTTGTTAAGTACTATCAAAATAATTTTATTTGGTGATTTATGAAAGAAATTTTAGAACAGATCCGAGTTCTTATAGAACAAAAACAAGCAGAAAAAACATGGGTAGCTGGCAAAGACTTTGTTAACTACGCTGGCCCATATTTTGATGCCAACGAATATGTAGCGGCCGCAGAAGCCCTGCTTAACGGCTGGCTAGTTATGGGTAACAAAAGTCTACGCTTTGAACAAAAATTCCCTAAAGAATTTGGAAAGACTCGCGGAGTATTGACCAACTCCGGAAGTAGTGCCAACTTGTTAATGATGACTGCTATGAAATCCAAACGCGGTTATAATTTTCCACAAGGTACTAAAGTATTAATGCCTATTGCAGGGTTTCCGACTACACTCAATCCAACCATACAAAATAGCTTTACTCCCGTATTCTGTGACATCGAAATTGATACCTTAAACATTGATTTAGATCAAGCAGAACAGATACTTGCCAACGATCCAGAAATTAAAATTATAACCTTTGCCCATGTGCTAGGGAATCCTCCTAATATGGATAAGGTCATGGAACTGGTCAATCGATACAATCTAATACTATTAGAAGATTGTTGTGATGGACTAGGCACAACTTATGATGGAAAACCTTTGGGAAGTTTTGGTCTAATGGCATCGTGTAGTTTTTATCCAGCCCATCACATGACCATGGGTGAAGGTGGTTTTGTAGCCATGAATGACCCACAACAAGAAATCATTGTGCGCAGCCTACGTGAATGGGGACGTGGTTGCTATTGTGTAGGCCCAGAAGCTAATAAATTAAAATGTGGTACCTGTGGTAAGAGATTTAATGAATGGATTCCGGAAATGCCCGGAGAAATATTTGATCACAAATATGTCTATGATGAAATCGGATACAACTTAAAACCCATCGAATTACAAGCAGCTATGGGATTGGAACAGATTAAGAAGTTGCCAGAGATACACGCCCTACGTCAACGCAACTACAATCTATTGTTTGCCATCTATGAAAAGTATGAACAGTTCTTCCACTTGCCACGTGCTAGAGATAAGGCTGATGTTAGTTGGTTTGCATTTCCAATTACCATTCGTGAGGGTGCTCCGTTCACACGTATGGATATTGTCGATTACCTAGAAGAAAATCTAATCCAAACTCGTCCATACTTTGCCGGCAACATCATGCTACAACCTGCGTATAGTCATTTGATGAATCCTGCAGATGCACGTGATAATTTTCCTGTTGCTACGTTTACTATGAAGAATACATATTTCCATGGATGTAGTCCAGTTATTACTCCTGAACAGATTACCTACATTGGTGAGAAGGTCGACGGATTTATGAGTCTATATCTATGAGTAAAAAAGTAGTCTTGTTTGGTGCATCGGGAGGTATTGGTTCAGCTATTGAAAAATTATTAATATCAACTAATTATGAGGTTATTTCGATAACAAGATCACAAATTAATTTCACTGAACCGTTGATTGAAAATAAAATTTCTAAACTATTAACTGAACTAGATCCCGATATCGTAATTAATTCTGCTGGATGGTTTGGAAATAATACAGATCCGTTTGAAGAAATTATGTCTGTAAATTTTGGTAGTAATTGGTCTATTATTAGACATTATACGTCATTGCCAACGATTATCAAACCCGTTCGAATTATTATGATCGGATCAATTTGTTATAATGAGGGAAAGAAAAAATATATGGTATATGCCGCTAGCAAAGCGGCTCTATACAGTTTATGGCAAGGTGCCAGAGATTATTTTTTAGATAGTTTGCTCTGTATTGATCTTGTAAATCCTCAAAGAACTAAGACTAAAATGACTCAAGGTAGAATAGATCCCTCATTGGAATATCACGATCCTATTGATGTTGCAGAAGTAATTTTAAAACTAGTACATCGTACAACAGGTAGTGTTTGTGTAGATACACAATTTAAATCAAATGGTGATATTTTGCCATTGCCTCTTTAAATCTACTTCTATACACACGCTCTCCCTTACCAGTCCAAACATAAGAATCCTCTTTAAATTTATAATCAGTATATTTTAAGTTCATGGTTTGAATTTCGCCAGCTTCGATCATTTTATCTACAAGCCTCTGATCAAACGTCCAGAACCAATTATCGGTGTCTTTAGCCTGTAGATATCGATCTCGTAAAATATATCGAGTATTGTCTGCACCAAATCCCAACGCACTACACAGACTTAGTTGTGCTCTCTTCGGTGCAATTGGAACCCAACTGCGTTCCATATCTTTCATGAAGGTTGAATAATCTAAATCTTTAACCATAATACTATCGCAATCGAGATCAATAGCAACAGTTGAATCGGTGTATATTTCTGTAAACCGAGTATATCGAGCAGTGCACCAATAAAGGATTGATTTTTCCTTATCATTAATATATTCTATAGGAGTTTTTTCGCTAGTATATGTGCAATCTTGTTTAGCTATCCAATCATGGTCTTGTTTAGTAGGATCAAAGAGATGAAAGTGTACATGTGCCCAAGGACAGTGATCCTTTAAACTAAAAAATAATATCTTTGCCCAGTTATTAAAATATACAGTATCACAGGCAAGCATAATTCCGTGCTTGTCTATTTTATTTTCTATGTTCAGAGGTTTCAAAGTATACTCCTAATGTAAGACAAATATTTATTGTCAATTTTTCAGCTGCTAAATATTGCACATGAATACGAAATACACTATACTAACCAGCTTTAATCAAACATATTGGCAAGAGGTAGCTCAAGACAATGTGCGTAAAATGGATCAGCTATGGCCTGATAGCGAAAAAATACTTCTGTATCATCAACTATCAAAAATAGACACATCTTTTTCTAACAGAATACAATGGACAGATCTTTATCAAGCCTGCCCGGAGTTATTAGAATTTTCAGATAAATGGAAAGATGATTTACGAGCAAACGGTAAGAGCGGGAAAAAAAATGCATTTAGACAAAATGCTATAAAATTTTGTCATAAAACATTTGCTATTTGGCATGCAGCTCGGCAACAAGAAACTGGGTGGCTAATTTGGTTAGATTGCGATGCAATAGTATTAAAAGAAATAGACAACGCTTTTGTAACCAAAGCATGTCCTGATAACAAATGCATTTCTTATATTGGTCGAAAAGGAAAGTATTCCGAATGTGGATTCGTGGGATATAATCTCGATAGGCCAGAGACTAGAAAATTTTTAGAGCTATGGGAAAACTTTTATCTATCAGGAGAATTCATCAATCACAATGAAACACATGATTCATGGACTTTTGATCATATTCGAAAATCGTTCAACAATCCTGAATTATTTTGCGATCTAAATGCTGCGTCCACTACTGATAAAAATCCGTTTGCCAATTCACTAATCGGTACCCATATAGTTCATGCTAAAGGCGGTGATAAGATTAAAACCACAGCTAAATTAAATAAATCACACAGCTTGCAAGGAATTAAATGACATATCCGATTACTCCTACAGCATTTGATAAATGTTTTTACCGACCCGAATGGTACGATATTGATTTTTTTTATAGTCCAGATGGTATTAAAGAATTTCCAGAACATCATTGTAAATTATCTTGGTTAGTAAGTCTTCCTTATATTAAAGAAAAAAGAAATGCTATTGATATAGGTTGTAGAGATGGAGAATATACAAGATATCTCATGAAGAATTTTGAACACACCTATTGTTTTGATCCGAGAACGAGACGCTATTTTCCCTATAATGTAGATATTACAAAAGTAACCCATTGGGGTGTTCCGCTAGGTGACAAGCCCTCGTCAGAGAGAATAGGCCATAAACCAATACAATCAGGACAAGCGGTATTTTATTGTCTTGATGATTTTAATCTGCAAAATGTAGATTATATTAAATTAGACACCGACGGCTATGAACTAGCCAACATTAAGGGCGGATTAAAAACCATTACTAGAGATTGGCCCGTGTTGGTATTAGAAGTATTCTTTGAAAAAGAAACTATTAAATTTGTAACTGAAGAACTAGGCTATACTATAAAAGCAGTTTGTCCTCGAGGTTGGGATCATGTTTTAGTAAAGGAACACAATGTATAATCATAAAGGATGGACTTTCCCAGACATTGATTCTCACTTCAGAGATTCAGTAGGAGAATTTCCTGAGACTACATATCAACAAGGAGCATTAGATGCTGCTTTCAAATATGTTAAAAAATTCGGTGTTGCCATTGATGCAGGTGCAAATATTGGACTGCAATCAGTTAGACTGGCACAAAAATTTGAACATGTTCATTCCTTTGAACCTACATCTATTAATCACGATTGTTTGATTTCTAATACAAAAAATTTTACTAATATTCAACTTTATAAACTTGGTCTTGGAGAACAAGAAGAACACGCAGTTATTAAAATACCTACAGAAGCAAAAAATTGCGGAGCGTTTTCTATCGTCGATTTTAATAACTATGAAAATGCTGTTTTAGAAGAAAACATAAAAATATCAACATTGGATAAATTTCAGCTCTCGCCTGATTTTATCAAAATTGATACTCAGGGATTTGAACTTTTTATTTTAAAGGGTGCAAAAAACACATTGAAAAATAAACCTGTGCTGTTATTAGAATGTGAAAAGAAACAGGAAAAACATTTAATAAATGAATATCTAACGCCGTTGGGATATGCCATCGTAGAAACTGTGAGAAAAGATTCAATCTGGGTAGCTAAATGAAATATGCCATAAGCAGAGAAATGATGGGAAAAAGTTTTTCATCATGGACTGTGAAGCCGTGGAGACTGATGGGATTAACAGAATATGACACTACAGCCCAAATACCCGACGATGCAATTTTGATAGCAAGTCATTACGCACCGTGGTGGTCCCCTCTTAAAGAATACATAGCCGAAGGTCGACCTTGGATTGAAATTGACTATGCATATTGGGGCGATAAAAGCACTGCAAGACGTGTTACGTATAACGGACATCACAATCTATGCGTCAACAGTCGTCCCTTTTCTCGTAGTCATCTGTTTACAACTCCGCAACAACAAAACTGGAAAACTGGTTCCTCTAATGAATTTGTGCTAGGAATTTTACCTATTGAATCATTGCTGCTGCAAAGAACGGGAGAAACTCTACAAGAATTTAAAATACGACTTTCTGAGCAAATATCTCAATATTGGGACGGCCCTATTAGGTGGAGACATAAGATGGGGAAAGAGTTGTTTACATCATTGAGCAGAGATATAACCAATGCCTACGCAGTGGTAGGTGAAAGAACCATGGCCTGTGTGCAGGCCTGCTTGTTGGGAACTCCAGCGTTTACCGTTGATAATTCGATGACTACTCTTCTCATGGGCGGGATTGAAAATTTAAAAACTGTGTCTTATCCTGATAGACATGAGTGGTGGGAGCATATCAGTTGGAGTCAATTTCATGTCAACGAATTTACTACAACAACTCCTGCAGAATTAACTGAACAATATCAAATAGAAAAATGACTATTAAAACCTGGACTGTAATCCCTGGAGATCGTGCATTGAAATCGGCACTGGCCAAAAGACTGTGTGATGATTCATAAAGGATAATATGGGTTCTTTAACGCCA